TGCGTTTACGGTTGTTGTTTTAACTTGATCCTCTTCGTTAGGATAACCTTTTTCTATATACTCATTATAATTAAGAACTGTTAAATTATTTCCTGCAGCATTAACATCATCATCTTTTTTAATCCTAGCTGTGGCATAATCTATTGATTTAGTACCAGTTGGTACAGTATATCTACACACACCTGGAGTTAAAGTAGAAGAATTTTGTGCATGATTAAAAGAATATCCAAACTCTCTTTGGTTAATGTATCTTATAGATTCATTAACAGCATTTTGACATTGTACTTGAACACCCCTTGCGCTAGTAAAATTAGTGGAAGTAAGCACTACTTCATTCATACGTGTAATTACATCATTAGTTAATGAGAGAAATGTCAAAGCCATAATTTTTCCTTAGATAAGCTAAAGGGGCCAACCGAAGTTAGCCCCTAAAGTGTTATGCTAGTAGATCACGATCTACCTCGGTAGCTGACACACGGCCTCTAGCACCTGTGTCGATGCAACAAGCCATGACACGTAAGATACCAGATGTAACATCTGCAGAGGAAGCAATTAACTTAACGTCAATTGTATCTGTAGTTGTCACATGTGCTGTAAACGTGTCTGCTGCTGCAGTGTTTACAACCATACTTTGACCGTTTGTTCCACTTGCTAAGAAACCTGCAGAACTAAC